CGTGGCGAATACAAGATGGGCGCGTTCGCCGAGAGCCAAGAGGACATCGCCCTGTCCACCTACGGCATCATGGTGGCGATGACCCGCCAGATGATCCTGAACGACGACCTCGGGGCTTTCCGCGCCGTGCCGTCCGAGTTCGGGCAGGCATCGGCTACGCTGGAAAGCGACATCGTGTGGGGCAAGCTGCTGGCCAACCCGACGCTTAAGCAGGACAACACCGCCCTGTTCGCCGCTGGCCACAACAACAACACGACCGGCGCTGGCTCCGTTCTGGCCTCCGACGCCATTAACGCCGTGCGTGTCAAAATGGCTAAGCAGAAGGACTTGGACGGCGACACGACCCTGAACATCACGCCGACCTTCCTCCTGATCCCGCCGGAGCTTGAGTTTTCCGCTGCGCAAATCCTCGCGCCGCTCAACTCAGCCCAGACCTCGCAGGTGGTGCCCGACTTCATCCGCTCGCTGACGCCGATCTCGGAGGCTCGCCTCTCGAACGGCATCCAGAAGGCGACGAAGCTCGGCATTGACGTTGCTGGTTCCGCGACGCAGTGGTTCCTCGCTTCGACGCAGGTTGACACTATTGTCTATGCAACGCTGACCGGCCAGAACGGTCCCTATGTCGAGAGCGAGATGAGCTTCGACGTGGATGGCGTGCGGACGAAGTGCCGCCATGACTTCGCCGCCGAGGCCGCTGACTTCCGTGGCCTGCAGCGCTCGGTCGGTGCCTAATAGCGCCGATGAAATGACCTAGGCGAGCCAGCAAAAAGCCGGCTCGCCGTTCACCTTAATTTCCTCTTTGGAGAAAAAGAAATGAAGAACCTCATTCAGCAGGGCGTGATTGTCATGCTCACTGCTCCCGAAAACCTGACCTCCGGTCGCGGTGTTCAGGTCGGCAACATGTTTTCTGTCGCGGGCAGCGATGCTGCCAACGGCACCACCTTCGAGGGGCAGGTTACCGGCGTGTTCGAGCTTCCGAAGGTTTCCGCTCAGGCGTGGACCCAAGGCGCGCTCATCTATTGGGACAACACAGCCAAAAACTGCACCACGACCGTTGGCACTAACCTCAAGATCGGCGTGGCGATTGCCGTTGCCGCCAACCCGTCCTCGACGGGCCGCGTGCGCCTCAACGGCGCGTTCTGAGCCTAGCCATGAACCGGCTCAACCTCCTCTCCCGCATGGCCGCCCGCTCGGTGGACCTTGTGTGGGGGGAGGTTGTTCGGATCACCCCTCAGATCGTGACGCCTTACGCCATCCCCGGCCCGGACCCAACCCGGCCCATGCGGGAGGTGCGCGGCGTCGTATCGATGCAGAATGCCGACGCTAACCTTGAGGGCACGCGGCGAGGCACACAGTTTCAGGGCGCTGTCGTCACCGGCACGCGCGCCACCCGCGTCTATCTCCGCGCCAGCGTCTATGCCGGCCTCGGCTTTGAGGTTCTGGCAGGTGACGCCGTGGAGCTGATCGACGTTTTAGTTGACCGCAAGGGCGAGCGCTACAACGTCACCCGCGTCGTCGTCACTGACACCGGTGATCCGGTGCTTGAAATCGCCGCTTCGGATCGCGAGCCATGAGCATCCCCCGCATCGCCCTCCGCCTTGCCACGCGCAAGGCGCTGATCGGCGCGACCTATGCCGGCCCGCGCGTCTTTGACAGCGCGATCACCGAGATCGACTTGACCGTGATGGAGACGCGCAAGCCGCTCATCATCGTGACTACCGACGACGAGGAGGGCTCGGTTGAGGCCCGCGAGATTACGTCGGCTGACAGCCAGATTGACCTTGTGATCGAGGTAGCGGTCGCGGCTCTGGTCAAGACCGATGCCGGCGGCACCGAATTGACTATCCCCGACACTGACGAGGGACTTGAGATCACCGTTGACCTGATGTGCCGGCAGGCCATCCGGGCGCTGCAAAGCGGCACCGGTGAATGGGCTGACCTCTGGCGCTCGCTGGTTGTCAGCGTGACCCGCATCACGCAGCGGCGCGGTGCCGATGCGCGGCAGGGCGTCCGGTTCGCCGCGCGCCAGATCGTGCTGACCTTGCAGACCATCAGCGACCCGCTGGCCGCCCCGCTCAATACCGACCCGCTCGGGCGCTTCCTGACCATGGCCGAGGCTGATGCAGAGCTTGCGCCTATCGCCGCGCTCCTGCGCGCCGAGATCGGGACACCCGGCCCGGCATGGGGTCTGGCAGCCGGCACGCTGGGGCTGGATCGCATCGAGGCCGATGGCATCGGCGTCGCTCCGGCTGACGAGACCGAGGACGGAGCGCCATCCCTGATGCTCGCTGGCGAGCTTGGCGAGGGCACCGGCTACCAAGACGAGGACGACGTAGCGGCGCAGCTACCGGAGCCGCCTGATGCGTGAGCTGGCAGAGCTGGCGTCGCGCCTCGCGGAGCTTGAGCGCCGCACCGCACAGACCGACCGCTATGGCACGATTGCCGAGCGCAGGATCAGCGGCGGGCAGGTAGAGGTCCGCGCCAAGATCGGCACCGGGACTGACGGCGCTGACCTTCTGTCGCCGTGGGTGCCGTGGAAGCAACAGGCCGGCGCGGTCAAGGTTATGATCAGCCCAACGGTCGGCCAGCAGGTGCGCCTCCACGCGCCCTACGGCGAGTTCAGGCAGGCCGCCGCCGAGCCCTACACATGGAGCACGGCGAATGCTCCGCCGAGCCAGAACCTAGACGACAACGTGCTCACCGTGGGCAACGTGCGGATCGAGTTCAAGGACGGGCTGCTCAAGATGGCGGTCGGCGGCGCGGTCCTCGAGATGACCGCCGGCGGCATCAAGGCAACGGTCGGCGGCGTCACTCACGAGATCACCGGCAGCGGCATCACGACGACCGGCGGCACCATCAAGCACAACGGCAAGAGCATCGACGCCGGCCACATTCACGGCGGCGTCCTGCCCGGCGGCGCTAGCACCGCCGTTCCTGCAAACTGACCGGAGGCCATCATGCTAGACGAGCGGCCCGGCACGGGCTTCGACTGGCGCAGTGGCGCGGTCATCGATGGCTGGGCGCACGTCCTGCAATCGCTCGAAATCCTGTTCTCCACCCGGTTCGGCGAGCGCGTGCAGCGCGAGTGGGTCGGCTCTCTGGTCCCCGTCCTTCTCGGCGAGAACCTGACAGCCGAGACGATCCTGCGGACTAAGCTGGCCATCTGGGTCGCCATCGAGGCATTCGAGCCCCGCTATCGCATCACCAAAATCCAGTCGATCTCAGTGTCGCGGCTGGGGCGCTATGTCCTCGAATTAGAGGGGGCCTATCGTCCCCGTGGGCACCTCGGCGACTTCACCGTAGAGGGCACCCGCAAGGTCCGGCTGGCACCAGTCGCTGACCGTGGCGTGACCTTTGAGCCTGCCTAGGGGATCGCAGCATGTCAGAGTTTTCGCTCGCCGATCTGGCCGCGCTGCCGACCCCCGAGATCATCGAGACGCTTGACTTCGAGGCTATCCTCGCGGCCCGCAAGCAAGAGCTGGTGGATCGCGCCGGCGCGTTCGGCTTTAACTACGACACCGTCGGCCTTGAAACCGAGCCCGGCCTGATCCTCCTGCAGGAGGCGAGCTACAAAGAGGTCTGGCTCCGCGCTCGCGGCAACGACATCGCCCGCGCCCACTATCTCTACTATGCGCGCGGCGCTGAGGTCGATCACCTCGGGGCGTTCTATGACACCACCCGCCTGCCCGGCGAAAGCGACGACCGCTACAAGGGCCGGATCATCCTCGGCATTCAGGGACGCAGCACCGGCGGCACCGGCCCGCGCTATCGCTACGTGGCGCTCAGCGCCAGCCTGCGCGTGCTCGATGCCGTGATCTATACCGAGGGCCTCAGCCCGCAGGTAAACATCGCGATCTTCGCGACCGACAACAACGGCGTCGCCGATAGCACGCTCCTCGCGCTCGTCGATGCCGCTGTGCAGGCCGAGAACGTCCGCATGGTCAATGACCGGATCGTGGTGCGATCCGCCGTCGTCAACGTCGTGGCCGTGACCGCCGACGTCTGGCTCCTGCCGAATGCAGACGTGACGATCCTGACCGAGCTGCAGAACACGATCCCGGTGTCATGGGCTGCCGAGGCCGGGCTGGGGCGCGATCTGACCGTCTCGTGGCTCAGCTCCCGCCTGATGGTCTCGGGCGTCCAGCGCGTCGTCATGACTAGCCCGACCGCTGATGTGGTCATGTCGCCGTTTCAGGCGGTGCGCATCTCGTCGCTCACGCTCACGCTGCGCGGGCGCGACTTCTGATGACCGGGCATGTAGACATCCTGCCGGGCAACGCGACCGAATGGGCGCGGCTGTTCGCAGAGACGCGAGACCCGATCCGGGCGCTCGGGTCGCGCTATCAAGACGTGCGGATCGCCAACGATCTCACGCCGCCGCAGTTCCTTCCGTGGCTGATCTGGCAGTATGGGCTCGGGGAGCTGACGCCCTACGTCCCGACGCTGAACCAGCTCATCGACGAGGGCGTGCAGTGGCAGCGGGTGCGCGGCACGCCGTCCGCTATTTATCAGGGCCTGAGCTGGATCGGCTACGCCGGCACGATTGAGGAGGCGGCAGCGCGCCGCCGGCGCTGGAACCGATTTCAGCTTTACCTGTCGCGGGTGCGCGACAATGACCTGCCCGACCTTGCCCGGATCGACGGCATCGTCAGCCTGTCCCCGCCGATCCGCTCAAAGTTCTCGCGTGGCTTCCGGGGCTATGACATCCGGGCGGCTGAGACGAGCTACCAGCGCACCAGCGCGAGCCTGACCTCCGATCATTCCGGCGTCTACCTGCCGGGGATCGGCGCGAAGTGGAGCTTCGGGCGGCTTTACGAGCGCGACATCACTTTGACGCAGGCCGATCTTGAGCCGCTGGGGGCATGGATCGCACCGGTGCCCGAGGGCGATCTTTGGGTCAACGCGACCTACCTCTGGTCCTCGTCTGCGTTCCTGTGGTCGCAGCCTGCCGCTCTGTCTCGGCGGGCCGGCATTGCTGCGCTGATGCTCAATCAGGCCCCGTTCTACATTCGGTTCAAGGACGCTGCCGGCGAGGTGATCGGCAACGCTCGGGCGGTCGCCCACGCGGTCAAGCTCGCTGGCGACGGGGCCTATCTGGTCGCCGGATCACGCTATGCGGTGGACCCGCTATTGCCCGACGCGCTGATCGTTGCCGCCCGGACTGGCTTCGGTGACGGGGCGGGCCGCGTGGCGACATCGATGTGCATTGTGGTCGGCGCGACGCCTCCTTCCGGCGCTGCTCCGGGTGCCCGCTGGCTGGCACCTGCCAGCTCACGGCTCAACGGCGGCACGATCCCGAGCGCGTCAATGGCGGCGCTACGGACAGGGATTTCTGGCGGGCGCGAGATCGCCTCGGTCTCCGTCAACATTCCATTCGGGCTCACCGTTCGTGAGCGCCCCATCTACGTCTTGAGGTTCTGATGACCACTGTCTCCACAGCCCTCACCCGCACGGCCTACACGGCCATCGCCACCGGCCCGCGCCGCGTGGTCGTCGATTACGCTTCATCAGGGCAGATCAGGCTTGTTCTTGCGGCGAGCTTGCCGGTGCCCGGCGCGACGCAGTTCTTCCGGGTCGCGCCCGATGCAGGCGGGCGCATCGTCACCGTCCCGTCTGGCTCCCTGCTCTACGGGATGACCGAGCCGACGTTCGGTGCAGACATCGCGGTCGGCGTCTCGCCGCACGAGGAAATCATCATCGGCTCGGTCGAGGTCACGAACGACACCGGCAGCCCTCTCCCTGTCTCGGCGACGGCGCTGACCAATCTTGACGCGGATGTCGGTTCTCCCGCTGACGCTGCGTGGTCGGGCACTGGCGATGGCACGGTGATCGCGCTCCTCAAGGCTGCGGCGCTGGCGGAGACCGCTGCCACGCCTGCTGGCGAGAACTTCATCGGGGCTACGGGCCGGCGCGTTGTCGCGGTCGAGGCCACCTTCGTTCGGCCTGCTGACACGACCGCCTACGCCTCCGGCGATCTGGTGGCGAACAGCACCACCGCCGGATCGGTCGCGGCGCTGTCTCTGGCGCTCGCCCGCGTCACCGCTGGCGGCTTTTCGATTACCCGCCTGCGGCTCCGCAAGAGCAGCACGGGCGTCGCTAACGCCTCGTTCCGCGTTCACTTCTACACCGCCGCGCCCACGGCAACGAACGGCGACAACGGCGTCTGGCTGACGAACGGCGCGGCCAACTATCGCGGGTCAATTGACGTGACGATGGACCGCGCCTTCTCAGACGGTGCAGCCGGCATGGCCGCACCGTCCCCTGACTTTGACATCCGCCTCGCCTCCGGCACCGCGATCTTCGCGCTGATCGAGGCGCGGGCAGCTTATGCCCCCGCAAACGGCGAAACCTTCGGCCTGATGGTCGAGGCTGTGCAGGATTGATCGACAATGGCTTTTGAGCACCCGAGCGGCCTTCCTGCTGCCTACGACCGCGCCGACGCTGACGCCGCGCGTGCGCGTCTGGTCTGGTCCGAGGGCACCTTCGTGCAGGGGGCCGACCTCAACGAGGCGCAGACCATCGCCGAGCGCCGCGACCAGCGGCTTGGCAACATGGTCGCCAAGGACGGCGACCGCGCCGAGGGCGCGAGCATCGTCATCAACATCGACGAGGAGCGCGCCACTCTCTCGGCTGGCCGCATCTATATCGCGGGCGACGTGCGCCCGGTGCCGGCTGCCGTCATCAATAGCTTCCCGCTTACCGGCGAGGTTCTGGTCGGCGTGCGCCTGCAGAAGACGAACGTCACCAGCGACGATGACGCCACGCTGCTCGGCCTGCATCCCGGCACCGAAGCTGAGGGCGAGCCGGGCGCTGCCCGCGTGCGGGAAACGCTGGTCTGGGCGCTGCCGACCGATGCGCAGGCCGGCCAGTTTTTCACGGTCTATCAGGTGCGCGATGGCGTTGTGGTCGATCAGGCCCCGCCGCCCGCGCTGTCTGGCATCCAGCAGCAGATCGCGGTTTATGACTTCGATGCGCTCGGCAACTACGGCGTGGCCGATGGCTGCCTTGTCACGCCGCTCGGCAAGATCGGCATGGATCAGGTCTTTTCGATCAGCGCCGGCACCGCGAACATCCGGGGCTTCAAGCGCATCCGCGAGGCGGCGATCCGCCACTCGGAACCGGAGCAGCCGGACCTCGAGACGATCACGGCAGAGCCGATCACGATGACCGGCCCGACCGGCGGCACGCATGTCCTGACAGTGGGCCGCCCGCCGATCAGCGGCGTCAGCGCAGCCGTGATCGTCAAGCGGGTGACGCAGACCGTGACCCGCAGCGCTGTCGCGGGCGGGTCGGATGCGCTAACCTTCTCCTCGGTCGTCGCTGTCGAGAGCGTGGTGCAGGGCGGCACCACC